AGAACTACCTTAATAGATGGTTTACGCTTTGGATGCTTTACGACTGATCCCGTAGCAGACTGTAACTTTTTATTAAATTGTTGGGATAAGTCAAATAAAAACCTTATCTTAGATGAAGTAATTAGTAACTATAATTTTTTAAGATGATAGACTTTAGTAAAATGACGCTACCTTGTGATGTAGCAAACTCACATATACTTGGTGAGATAATTGTATGTTTGAATTAAGATTATGAATATAGAAAATATACTTTTAATTTTATCAGCTGGTTTTATGTTTGGATTTATTGCAGGATGTATTGCATGGAATAAAAAGGTAAAAAAAAATATTAAACATATTAGTGATAATTGTAATAATAAAGCTGAGGCTTTTTACGATAGAGTTTATGACGAATTTTTAATCTAATGCAGGATATTTACGAACACCAAACAGAATGGCAAAGAGCGAAGAATTTATAACAAGCCTACCTAATTACGCCCAACAATATGTTGAGGTATGTTTAAACCATTCTAAAGAAGTGGCAACAGGTAGCGGAAAGATAGTTAACCAAAAGGAAAGGCATATACCTACAATAGCGTTCTTTTTGAATATATGGCTTCCAATGAACTTAGGTGATACAATTGCTAGGAAGACTTATTACGAGTGGTTAAAAGGCGATTGTGAGCAAAAAAGTAACACTATAAAAAAGATAGACGATTTATTTTGTTCTTTAGCTGTTGATATTGTTGCAAATGAGGGCAAAGGAATATTCTATGCAAAGAATAAATTAGGCATGACTGATAAGGTTGAGGCTAAGAATGAGAATACAAACCTTAACACAACAGTTGAGATAATTAAAAGCGATGCGCCACTTAGTAGTAATGAAAAGGATATTAGTTTAGATTAATGTGTTTAAAACCTCATGCCTATATGAAGCCAATTACTTTGCTACCGAAGATGTACTCGTAAACCAAGGCGGGAGCAGCTCAGGAAAAACATATTCAATACTTCAAGTCCTATTCACTAAAGCCATTCAATCGCCAATAGTTATTACAGTTGTTGGCGAATCAATCCCTAACTTAAAAGCTGGGGCATTGCGTGATGCTTTAGATATTTATAACAATAGCGAACAACTTAGGCATAAGATAGCAGACTACAATAGAACAGACCGTATTTTTCAATTTGCTAATGGCTCTGTAATGGAGTTTAAAAGCTATGAAACAGCTCAAGGTGCAAAGTCAGGTAAAAGGGATTACCTATTCATAAACGAAGCACAGGGCATAACATACGATATATTTAACGAATTGTATATGCGTACCCGTAAACAAGTTTATATCGACTACAATCCCAATGCTGAGTTCTGGGTGCATGAAAATCTAATAGGTACGGATGGTGTTAAATTATTCATATCCGACCACAGGCACAATCCATTTGTTGCTCAAAAGATACGAGATAAAATAGAGGGCTTGCGTTTTAAAGATATGGAACTATTCAAGGTTTATGCACGTGGCATGACTGGGAAAATAGAGGGCTTAGTATTTAGAAACTTTGATATTGTAGATAACATTCCTTTGGGTGCTGAGTTACTTGGAATAGGTATGGACTTTGGCTTTACTAATGACCCTACAACGGTTATAAAAGTATTTAGATACAATAGTGAGATATACATAGACGAGCTGTTATATCGCACAGGATTAACCAATAGCGATATTGCAAACGAATTAACAAGGTTAGGTGTAACACGTGCCATGCCAATAGTTGCTGATAGTGCCGAGCCTAAAAGTATTGAAGACTTAACAAGGGCAGGTTTTAATATTCAAGGGGCTAACAAAGGACCAGACTCAATCCGTAATTCAATAGATACTTTAAAGCAATTTAAGATTAACATAACAAGAACGTCAACATATACCATAAAAGAGTTTAGATCTTATAAATGGATAGATGGTAAAAATATACCCGTTGATTTTAACAATCACACTATTGATGCGATTAGATATGTTGCTCTTAATAAGATAAATAAAGGTTCAGGTCGCTATTCATTTGCCTAAAACAAATCAACTTTTTTAGTATTTAATAGGTATATGACAATACCTTTTAATTGGAATAAAGTAACCATTGAACAATACCAAACTATCTATCCTCACCTACAAGGCGAAATAGATTGGTCACGTATTATTTCATTCTTTACCGGCAAAACCTATGACGAAGTTGAGAACTTAGATTTAAAACATTACAAGTACTTAGTTAAAAGCCTTTCATTCTTAACTAAACCCATCCAGCCTAAAGTATCTTTTAAGTCTTATGCTTGCGGCTTATTAAAGTCAGTTAAGTACAAACCACAACCTAAGTTAATTACATGGCAAGGTGGTAACTTTTACAAGGCATCACGTTCGGTAAACGATATAAACGTGGCTCGTTACATTACCATTAAAACATTAATGGAGCAGCCCGACTACTTCCCTAATAAACTACATGAACTTTGCGCCTTGACTTATGAGCCTGCTCAATACTTATCATTCAAATACGATGGTAACAAACACGCTGAGATAGCTGATAAGTTTCTAAACGCTCCAATGTCGATAGCTCAACCAAGTGTTTTTTTTTGCTTAGAAGTATTGGCGAATTGGAATCTAAATACCTTGGACTATTTGGAGGGGGTGGAAGCGATGAAGACAATCAACAAAGAGATAGAAACAGAACTGAGAGAGAAAGGTTTGTCGATTTTTGGGGATGGGTTCACATAGTTAAAGAGGTATCACAAGCCAATAGAATAACAGAGGACGATGTGCATGAGTGGAGCGTAATAAGATTATTAAATGAATTAGCTTATCTTAAGGATAAGAATAAAATGGAGGCCGAAGAACTTGAACGTCAACGAAGAAATAGATAAATTACTAAATGACTTTACTGAAAAGTTAGCAGTTGATTTAGAGAATGAAATGTTTGACGCTCTTAAAAAAGGTGGCAGGGGTAACCCAAACCCACCAGATATTAGGTTTAAAGGCGGTGTTGTTTACGGTGTTAACAGAGTAAATATTAATGTATATGCTGATAAAGATTATTGGTATTATATTGAGAATGGCAGAAAGAAAGGTAAACAACCACCTACTAAAGTTGTAGGCGAAAAGTGGCAAGCTAAAAATGGAATAAACCCTGCAAATATTGTATATCAAATGACAGTTGATTACAATCAAAAAAAAGGGTTTACTAAAAGAATAGTTAAAAAGCTACCATTTCAAAAAGCAGCTAAACAGTTTGCTTTTATAGTGGCAAGGTCAATAGGTAAAAAAGGAATTAAGGCTAAGCCTTTTAGAAATACAGTTGTAAACGATGGTAGATTAACTAAGTTCACAGATGCACTTTTAAAATTGATTGGTAAAGAAATAACTATAAAAGAAAACATTTTAAGATAATGGCAATAACAATTCAATCAAGCCCAACGTCACCTACACCAGCATACAATGAGAATTGGGTAGTTGCAACGTCAACAGAAACAATACAGCCTAACTTTTATTATACAATCGTTTTAACCGATGTAACAGGCTCTTATACATTTGATACTATCAAAGTAAAACCAGACCCTAATAATAAGTTAGTAATGGATTTACAAGCGTACGTTCAACTATTAATGCGTAATTACATACCCGTTAATTTGTACGGTTGGCAAAAATGTACCAATGCAACTAGAAAGTTTAGATTTAATATTGGTGAAACTTACGACGTATTAGGCACACCGACTTACTTTGCGGGAAGTGACACCGATTATACAGCTTGGAATGCAGGAGTTGACAAACAGTTTATGGCTCCTTATAATACTAATTACTTCTGTTATGACAGCTCTTATCCTGCTTATGTTTACTTAACTTTACTTCCTAGCAAAACATACAAAGACCGTTCACAATATCTTTATGTTTTATGTCAAGAATATATAGGTGAGTTAAATAAGATTGATATATTTACTTACGATGCAGCCGGTGCAGCATTAGGCGAATATACAATAAACAGACCAGATGCCAGCACGGGTTTATATTCAGATAATTACGTTGCTATCGACGTTGGTTATAAAGGCTTGTTAGGAATAGCAGCCCCACTTGTTACCGTTAATAGTGGTACATATCCTATCATTACTTCTAACGTTGCATCTTATGTTATTAAGAATGGTGATACAAATGATGTTATCAAAACAATAACAATAGAATGTAACCCTAAATTTGAGGTTTACACTTTACATTATTTAAAAGCCAATGGCTCTTATGAAACTTTACATTGCAATTTAGCAGCTACTTTATCTAGCAGTAAAACAACAACTTCATTTAGAAAAAGCGGATGGTCCTTAATCGCTAACGTTATGACTTTAGATCCTGCTTTAAATAGCGAAAAGATACAATCAGTAACCATTCAAGATAAGTTACAATTAAATAGCGATTGGTTAACAGATGCTGAATTTGCGTTGCATAAAGATTTGTTTACTTCTACTGATGTACGCTTAGATATTGGCAGTTTAACAACTTACAAAGGTGTTAAGGTAACACAAACAAGTTACACTACTAAGAATACAGATAGACTAAGAAACTATCAAATAGATTTAGATTATACTCACCAAAACTTTAGACAGCGTGGCTAACATAAAAGTATTATTATATGACCAAGCTGGTGCTGAATACGACGTAAGTTATATTCAAGAAATACCTTTATCGTTAAGCTATTTAATAGCAGACGTTAAAGACCCTAGCAAAAGAAATACAACATTCTCTAAAACAATAAACTTTAATTCTAAGGATGTTGATTTATTCTTTAGAGTTATTTGGAAACTAAACAGCACGCTAACAACATTTGACCCTCGATTAAAATGTAAGATAAAATATTACGTTAATGAGGTATTGCAGTTAGATGGTGACTTGCAATTAATAAAAGTGATTGTTGACCCTGATAGTAAAACGGTTAACTACCAAACCACAGCAACGGGAACTATTGGCAATTTGTTTTTAGCTATTGGTGATGCTTATTTAACTGATTTAGATTTTAGCGACTATGACCACGATTTAACCGCTGCTAATGTAACAAACAGTTGGATACCTGCAACAAGTGTAACGGGTGTAATTGGCTCGGGTTACTATTACGGATTAATTAATTGGGGTGAAAACCAAATACTAACTGATGTTGAATATCATGTAAAGCACATGAGACCTCAACTATACAAGCGTGAGTACATGGCTAAGATATTTGCGGCTGCAGGTTACACATGGACTTCTACTTACTTAGATAGCGCATATTATAAAAGCCAATTAATACCACCAACAAAAGAATATCTAACGTTAGGAGCGACGGCAATAACTAATAGCCAATTCTATGCAAGGCGTAATGCTACGCAAACGGGAGCGACTACGCCTTGTTTTTACGGTCCTTGGTCTGGGACAAAAATTCTTAATAGTCTTTCTATTCCTAGCGAAGTTGTTTTGTTTAATGAAGATAACGTTTTACCTTATAATGACCCAGGCGGTAATTACACACCTGCAAATGGTATATTTTCGCCAACAACAACTAATACTTTTATAATTGAAACGTTAGTTAATTTTGATGTTGTTTTAGAAAATGTTGGAGCGACTGCTGGAGCTGCAAGTTATGCCATAATTAACTTTGCAAGTTTTGATGTTTACATAACTCAGTTTAACGGTATAGGTTGGCAGGCAGTAGGTACAAATTCGGTTTTTTTAGTCAATATAACATTAGCCGCATTAACTTCATCACACCAAGTTTATGTACAAATACCATCTTGGGCTGCTTTAGCAACAGAGAATTATAGAGTTGAAATAGCTGGTAATATTAGTTTTAATTTATTTACAGCTACAAATGTTCTTATTGTTGACGGCGCAACAACTTGGAGATTTGACTCAAAAGTTAACAGTACTTACTCAGCAAGGTTATTAAACAATAACATTACAGAGGGCGGATTTTTAGAAATTAACCAATGTATTCCTACCGAGGTTAAGCAAATAGATTGGTTAATGACTGAAATAAAGGCGGCTAACCTTTACATGATACCTAATCCCGACAAGGCAAAAGATTATATTATTGAGCCACGTGATGACGGTTTTTATACAGGTGAAGATAACTGGTCGGAGTTATTAGACTTTAGCAAAGATTATGAAGTATTGCCTGTTTCCGAACTTGATACCAAGCGTTATGAATTTTGGAATAAACAAGACAGCGACCAGTATAACGATGCTTATTTTAAACAATATAAACAAACTTATGGTTTTGGTTTTACCGATTGTGTAAGCGAATTTGTTAAGCCTGTTAAAAAGACTGAGTTAATTTATGCACCTACTCCAATAGTAGACAATCAAGTTAATGGCTTAATATTACCTAAGATATTCAAAAACGATAACGGAACTATTAAACCAATGAAGTCAGTAATACGCCAACTTTATAGAGGTGGTAATATTAATATGTCTTATGGCGGTTGGAAACTAAGAAGTTCAATAGCCGGTGATACGGTTTACAATTACTATCCATTCGTTGGCGAAGTAGACAATCCTTACAGCCCTACACTTAGTTTAAATTGGGATACGCCACAAAAGGTTTATTACAATTACATTAACGCTACTTACACCAATAACAACTTAAAGAATAAATACTATTCTAAAATGATTAATCAGTTGAGCGATAAACGTTCGGCAGTTGTTAAGGCTTAT